TTACTCAGCAGTTGGTGGAGAAACAGCTGACTTGGCATTCTTATGTAATGCTACATCAATACCTGGGCAAAATCTTGGTACTGTTCCTGTAAACTTTAGAGGAAGAATACTGAACCTAGTTGGTGATAGAACATTTAATCCATGGTCTATTACTGTATTAAACGATACAGACTTCAAAATTTACAGAGGTCTAGAAAGATGGATGAACGGCATGAATAATATGACTGATAACGAGGGGTTAACTAATCCTTCAGATTATCAAGTTGATATATTCATTGACCATTTAGACAGAAATGGAGATACCCTTAAATCTTATACTTTAAGAGGTGCATTCCCAACTGCTCTAGATGATATCGCACTTAACTATGGCACGAATAATGCTATAGAGGAGTTCGGTTGTTCGTTTACATACCAGTATTTTGAGACAGATACTACTACATAATAAATATAAGTTAAAAGGAAAATTATAATATGGCGCAATTACTTGGCTTCCAAATAACAAGACTGAATGATGAAAAGGATAAACCGGCGGAGGCCAAACAGGCCTTCACGGTTCCTTCTCCCGATGACGGTACAACTACTATATCTGCTGGCGGTTACTTTGGCCAATACTTGGATATGGATGTTACGGCAAAGAATGATGTTGATTTAATTAAAAGATATAGAGAAGTTGCTCAACACCCTGAGTGTGATATGGCAATTGAAGATATCATCAATGAGGTTATTGTTTCAGACGATAGAGACCAGTCTGTTTCAATATCACTAGATAAATTGGCAGTTTCAGATAGTATTAAAACAAAAATTCGTGATGAGTTTGATGAAGTTATGAAACTTTTAAATTTTGACGAAAAAGGTCACGACATATTCAAAAGATTTTATGTTGATGGCAGAATATACTTTCACAAGGTCATAGACCCAAAAAGTCCACGAAAAGGATTAACAGAATTACGATACATTGACCCACGAAAAATTAAAAAGGTTCGTGAGATTACAAAAAAGAGAGATGTTAAAGGCACTAAAGGTATAGAAATTATAGAACAAACAGCAGAATGGTTTGTTTATAATGAAAAAGGTATATCATCAGCAAATTCAAATGCTGGTCTTAAAATTTCTGCTGACGCAATCTCTTATATTACATCAGGTGTAATAGACCAAACTAAAAATATGGTTATGGGTCATCTACATAAGGCAATTAAACCTGTCAATCAATTAAGAATGATTGAAGATGCTGTTGTTATTTACAGAATAGTAAGAGCACCCGAAAGAAGAATATTCTATGTTGATGTAGGTAACTTACCTAAAGTAAAAGCAGAAGCTTATCTAAGAGATGTTATGGCAAGATACAGAAATAAACTTGTCTATGACGCCGCTACAGGTGAGATTAGAGATGATAGAAAGCATATGTCTATGCTTGAAGATTTTTGGTTACCTCGTAGAGAAGGTGCAAAAGGTACCGAAGTTTCTACACTTGCAGGTGGACAAAATCTTGGTGAGATATCAGATGTAGAGTACTTTCAAAAGAAATTATACAAATCTTTAAATGTACCTATTTCAAGATTAGACTCTCAAAATGGTTTTAATCTAGGAAGAGCTGCAGAAATTACAAGAGACGAACTTAAATTTACTAAGTTTGTTCAAAGATTAAGAAAAAGATTTACTCAACTATTTCATGATGTACTTAAAACACAATTAGTTTTAAAAGGCATTATTACAATAGAAGATTGGAGTAATCTAAAAGAACATATACAATATGATTATTTAAAAGATGGATATTTTGCTGAACTAAAAAATGCAGAAATATTGAGAGAACGAATAAGTCTTGCAAATGAGGTTAGTCCTTATATTGGCAAATATTACTCTGTTGAATATATCAGAAAAAATGTATTGAGACAAAGTGATGAAGATATCATAGATATTGATAGTCAGATTAGAAAAGAAATTAAACAAGGTATTATTGCTAATCCAGAAGGCGCACAAATGGAAGATGATGATAATAATGATATAAATATAGGAGATGAATAATTATGACAGATGATAATGTAAAGACAATGGTTGATTCTCTTGCAGACGGCGATAATATCGCAGCTCAAGACGCATTTAAAGACGCTTTATCTGATAAGATAGGTAGTGCTTTAGATGGTAAAAGAATGACTGTTGCAAATGATTGGTTAAACGCAGCTCATGAAACAGAGGACTTAGAACAAAATGCTCAGTATATGAAACCTTCTCAAGAAGACTCTACTGAACAAGATTATACTGCTCAAGAACCTGTTGAAATAGACAATGATGAGGAACCAAATGAACAACCTGTCGTTTCAGAAGTTTAAAGTACAATTATCTGAAAGAAGGTATGGTGGTCCCGAAAAGGGTAAGGAGTATAATAGTTTATCTCCTAAAATGAAGGCCGCAATAGATGATGTTTATAGTATGATTGATAAAGCCTCTGACCCTCTTATAGGAAAAGTTGAAGGTATTATTAATCAAGTGGCTAAAAAACATGGGATTAAAGTATCAGATATAGAAAGATACATTGATAACGAAACAATTAAGTAAGGAAATAAAAAATGGCAATTGCAACGAGAACACTAAAAGATACATCATTACAAGCTAGTGGCGGTGCTCAAGGTGGTAAGGTTACTATTCTAGTAAACTTTGATGATAACACTACTGCTAACTCTACTATACTAGACGCAAGTGGTTTGGCAGGACACGCTAACGGTGCAAAATTAGATATCACTAGAATATGGTGGTCTTTAGTTCAAGGTACTGCTGACGACAATACAGGTCATGTACAGATACAATTTAAAGGCTCTTCAGCAGATACAGTCGCAATTCAACTTTCTGGTACAGGACACTATGATGGTACTGCTGGTAAGATTGAAAACAACGCAACGAATACAACAGCGACTTCAGGAGATTTAGAGTTAACCGCTCTTGGTACTTCTGGTCATGTAATTATCGAATTAAGAAAAGACGAAGCATTTACTGCATAGTAGATAGGATTTTCTGATGGCGATTACGAATACAGCTATTGTTGATACCACTTCAAAGTACATTGTACAATCAAAGGGTATCAAGGATGAAACCGACCAGATAGTAGTTGACGGTGAAAAATTGACAAGTGGCACAAACGAATCAAAGTTATGTTTGATTGAGTGTCATTTTCAAATAAAAGGCACAGGTACTTTAAAGTTAAGTGCTGAAAGTGAAACAAATGATTTGAGTTTTACTGGAAATGGTAAATATGGTTTACGACCTGACCAGTTGAAATTTGGGAATGATAAAATAATAAAATTAACAACTGACTCAAATGTCGAGAGTTATTTGTTGATTACAGAGTTTAGGAGAAAATAATATGGCAGATGTGGTTACATCACAAACAATAGCAGACACCGTTGGTGTTAAAACTGTTATGAAGTTTACTAATATAAGTGATGGTTCTGGCGAAACACTTGTAGCTAAAATGGATGCTAGTGCATTAAATTTTATGAGTGAAGACGCAAACAGAATTATCTCAAAGATATATTGGTCAGTAAATACGACTAATGGTAAATCAGGCGTAGAGTTATTATGGGCAGGTAGTGGAACAAGTTCTGCTAATGCAACTATAGGATTTTTCTCTGGTCGTGGTTTTCATGATTACTTTACTGCTGGTAATAGTATTCCTAACAACGCAACATTGACAGCGAATACATCTCCTGCTGGAGACATATTACTTTCAACAAAAGGGTTTGTTGCAGGTGATAACTATACAATTATTTTAGAAGTGAGATAATGGGAAAAAAGAAAAAGGATTATTCGAAAGCAATTTTAGAAAGAATTGTAGGAACAAAATCTAAGACTTATCTTGCAGATGAATTTAAAAAAGCATTTGCAGAAAAGTATGGAATAAAAAAAGAAGAACTGAAAAGAGAAGTTGTAGATAGAATTTACAATAATAAACAAAAGGTGGAGAAATGAAACTAATTACAGAAACTATCGAAGATATCGAAGTATTAACAGAAGCAAATACTTCTGGTGGTAAAAACTACAAAATTCGTGGTGTCTTTATGCAGGCTGATATCAAAAACCGTAATGGTAGACTTTATCCAGTCGACACTTTAGCAAAAGAAGTTGCACGATACACTAAAGAATTTATAAACAAGAAACGTGCTTTCGGTGAACTAGGACATCCTGACGGACCAACAGTTAACCTTGAAAGAGTTTCACACATGATTACTAGTCTTAAACAAGAAGGTAAAAACTTTATTGGAGAAGCAAAAGTAATGGATACTCCTTACGGTAAAATCGTCAAGAATTTAATTGACGAGGGTGCTCAGTTAGGTGTATCTTCAAGAGGTATGGGTTCTATTCAACAATCTCAAGGACGAAATGTTGTTGGAAAAGACTTTTATCTCGCAACCGCAGCTGATATAGTTGCAGACCCATCAGCACCTGATGCTTTCGTAGAAGGTATTATGGAGAATAAAGAATGGGTGTGGGATAATGGAATATTGAAAAGTATTGAGGTTGAACAATATAAAGAAGAAATTGAAAGAACTAAACGCAATAAACTTGCCGAAGTTAAAGCAAATATCTTCAAAGATTTTATATCTAAATTTTAAAACCTACGCAACATTTTAAAAAGCGCAAGGTTTGAGATGGTAAGATGTATAAATAATAGCAATAAGAAAAATTAATTAATTTTTAAATATTAAGGAGAGACCGAATGTCTGAAACCGAAGTAAAAAATGAGTTAGACGAAGTAGTGAATGCTGCCAATAAAGACGCAGCTCCTGCTGAACCTACTCATCTTAAAAACGACGGCGAAGATTTGGGCAAGGCAGTGGTTAAACCTACTGACCCTGATGGCCAAACCGCTGTAAAAAAGGTATCTAAAGTATCGGACCAGGTTAATAAGGATGCGAATGACGGTTCATTACCAAATGACCAAAAACCATCTGACATGAAAGAAGAAGAAGTAGAAGTAGATGACGGTGTAGAAACTGTTGCTGAAACAACTGATTCTGATGAAATGGATATTGACCTATCCGCTGATGTTAAAGCATTAGTTTCAACAGACGCTGACCTATCCGAGGAATTCAAGGAAAAGGCTGCGACTATTTTTGAAACTGCTGTAAAGACAAGAATACAAGAACAAGTTAAAGTACTAGAGTCTAAGTATGAACAAAAACTTTCAAAAGAGACTGAAACAATAAAAGAAGCTATGACTGAAAAAGTAGACTCATATCTAAACTATGTTGTTGAAGAATGGATGAAAGAAAATGAATTAGCAGTCGAAAGAGGTATTCGTACCGAGATTGCTGAAGATTTCATTACTGGACTTAAATCTTTATTTAAAGAACATTATATTGATGTTCCTGAAGAAAAGTACAATGTATTAGAAGACTTAACAAATCAATCAAAAGATTTAGAAACTAAACTTAACGAACAGATTGAAAAGAATGTAAATCTGTCAAAAGAAGTTTCTGAGTTTTATAAGACACAAGCTATCGTTGAAGTAACTGCTGATTTAGCAGAAACAGAAAAAGAAAAGTTTATGTCTATGGCTGAGAATGTCGAGTACGATAGTGCTGAGAAATTTAGAGAAAAGTTAGAAACTATCAAAGAGTCTTACTTCCCTAAAACAAAAACAGAAATAACAGAAAATGATTCTGTTGATTCTGTCGCGGCAAACGAACCAGCTGATTTTAATGCTGGCAAGTCCGATGCTATGGCTGCATATACAGCCGCAATAACAAAGAACCTTAAACAAATCAATCAAAGAGGCGCTTAATGTTCTTATTAAATGTAAATATAACAAGGAGAGATAACAATGTATCTTACTGAAAACTTACAGGAAAAGTGGCAGCCAGTCCTAGAACATCCAGATTTGCCAAAAATCGAAGATGCTTATAAAAGAGCTGTAACTACTGTGATTTTAGAAAATCAAGAAAAATCAGTTAGGGAAGACCGAAGTTTTATGACTGAGGCTGCACCTACAAACGCAACTGGTTCTTCTGTAGACAACTTTGATCCAGTTTTAATATCGCTAGTCAGACGGGCTATGCCAAATCTTATCGCATACGATATTTGTGGTGTACAACCAATGACTGGTCCAACAGGCTTAATCTTCGCAATGAAGTCAAGATTCGGCACACAAGCAGGCGCAGAAGCACTATTCAATGAAGCAGATACAGACTTTTCTGCTAGAGATGCTGCTGGAGGTTCAGGTTCCCCTGACGCTCAGGCTGGTACTAACCCTGCAACACTAAACGATTCACCTTCTGCTGGTGATTACACAACTGGTTCTGGTATGAGTACTGCTCAGGCAGAAACACTTGGTGACGGAACTGATGAGTTTGCTGAAATGGCTTTCTCAATCGACAAAGTAACTGTTACTGCTAAATCTCGTGCTCTAAAAGCAGAGTACACTATGGAACTTGCACAAGACTTAAAAGCAATCCACGGTTTAGACGCTGAAACAGAACTTGCAAACATCCTTTCAAGTGAAATTCTTGCTGAAATCAACAGAGAAGTAGTTAGAACTATTTACGGTCACGCTAAACCAGGCGCTCAAGTAAATGTAACAACTGCTGGTATCTTCGATTTAGATACTGACTCAAACGGTAGATGGTCAGTTGAGAAATTCAAAGGGCTGTTATATCAACTAGAAAGAGATGCTAACGCTATCGGTCAACAAACTCGTAGAGGTAAAGGGAACATTATTATTTGTTCTGCTGATGTTGCTTCTGCATTACAAATGGCTGGTGTTTTAGATTACGCTCCTGCGTTGAACAACAACTTAAATGTTGATGATACAGGTAATACTTTTGCTGGTGTACTTAACGGTAAGTTTAAAGTGTATGTTGACCCATATGCTGCTAACGTATCTGCAAGTCAGTACTATGTAATTGGTTACAAAGGAACTTCACCTTACGATTCTGGTCTGTTCTATTGCCCATATGTTCCATTACAAATGGTTCGTGCAGTTGGTCAAGACAGTTTCCAACCAAAAATTGGATTTAAAACTAGATACGGAATGGTTCAAAATCCTTTCGCAACTTCTGCTGGTGACGGCGCATTAGATAACTCTGGTGCAGTTGGTGCTACAGCACAAAACCTATACTACAGACGAGTTAAAGTTACAAATATTATGTAATTTCGATTCTTCTCGAAAAGTAGAAAAAAGGGGCTTCGGCCCCTTTTTTTAAGCCTTAATAATACCCCCTAAAAAACCTTTATAAATATAAGTATGACAACAACAAATATAATTAATAGAGAACCTTCTAAGAGTGATTATGCTAGTCCTATTCAATTTAGGTTCAAGTGTACTAAACTTCCAACAGTAGAGTTTTTTGTACAGAGTGCTAACATACCTGGTATCAATCTAGGTTCAGCACAACAAAGTACACCATTGTATGATATGCCTCTGCCTGGAGACAAGATAACTTTTGCGGCTCTTGATATGTCATTTCTTGTTGACGAAAATTTAAACAACTATAAAGAGATACATGATTGGATTCTTGGTCTAGGATTTCCTAGTAACAATCAGCAGTTTCAAGATTTACAATCTGCTGGTTCAGATAGATTTCCTGGTTCTTCTAAAAGTGCAGCCGTAACTGGTACCTCTACACCACAACCTTTAAATGAAGGTGGTATATATTCTGATGCAATACTTACAGTTTTAAATAGTAAAAATATTCCTAAGACAGAAATAAGATTTCAAAATATTTACCCAACATCTTTGGGTAGTTTAAATTATGATGTAAGACAAACTGATGTAGATTATTTAAGTGCTTCAGTTAGTTTTAACTATATGAATTATGATATAGTACAAATATCTACTTCATAGTAGAATAATATAGGATGGTATATAATGATGACAG